CACAAGCTAGTAATGCTGGAGGAACGGTATCAACAGGTGGTAGCTTACAAGTTAAACCTTACGAACAAGTTGGTCCTGCAGAACAATCATATGGTTATGGTTGGGGTATTGACACTTGGGGTGCAGGTAACTGGGGTGAAGCAGCTGCAGCATCCGATGTTTCTCTAGAACCAGGTTTATGGTCATTAAGTAATTTTGGTGAAGTATTAATTGCAACTATTGCAAATGGTAAAACATTTACATGGAACGCAGGTGATCCAGCAAGACTAACAACCAGAGCATCAACAACAACAACTAATTTTGCAACAGGTAATAATCCTACTGCAACCAGGGTAACACTTGTATCTCCAACAACTAGACACTTAATTCATTTAGGTACAGAAACAACAATAGGAAATACCGCAACACAGGATGATATGTTTATAAGATTTTCTGATCAAGAAGATATAAATGATTATAGTCCCACAGCAATTAATTCTGCAGGTTCACAAAGATTACAAGATGGTACAAAAATTATTGGTGCGTTAAAAGCAAAAGAAGTAATTCTAGTTTGGACTGATAATGCTTTGTATACAATGAAATTTATTGGTGCACCTTTTACATTTGGTTTTGAACAGGTTGGTACAAACTGTGGATTAATAGGTAAAAATGCTGCTGTTGAAATAGATGGTACTGCATTTTGGATGTCACCAAATGGTTTCTTCATGTTTGATGGTACAGTAAAATCATTACCGTGTAGTGTAGAAGATTTTGTATATGATTCAGCAGATACTACAAAAGGTCAACAAGTATACGCAGGATTAAATAATCAATTTACTGAAGTTGTTTGGTATTACCCATCAACAGGGTCTGATTACAATGATAAGTATGTTGTATTTAATTATGGTGAACCTATGAAAGGTGGTGTTTGGTATATTGGAACTGAAGCTAGAACATCATGGATTGATGCAACAGTTTATCCAACACCTTTTGCAACTAAATTTGACGACAACTCATCAGGTACATTTCCAGTTATTGTTGGAGAATCAGGACTAGGTCAAACTACGTTCTTTGAACATGAGGTAGGCACTGATCAAGTTAATCCTAATGGTAGCACAACAACAGTTACATCATTTGTAAAATCATATGACTTTGATTTACAACAAAGACAAAGAAATGCGCAAGGTCGAGCGTCAGGACCAACTATAGCTGGTGAAGTATTTTTAGCTGTAAGAAGATTTGTACCTGATTTTAAAACATTAGCAGGTAATGCAAAAGTAACATTAGCTGTTAAAAGATATCCGCAACAATCAGAAACCGCAACTAGTTTAAGTCCCTTTACAATTACCTCATCTACTGATAAAAAGGATACTAGAGCCAGAGGTAGGTTTGTTAATGTCAAGATAGAAAATGATTCTGCTTCAGAATCATGGCGGTTTGGAACATTAAAAATTGATGTTCAACCAGATGGGAGAAGATAATGTCTATAGATAAAAAAATAGATTATGTAGATCAAGATGGTTACAAGAATTATACAAAAAATTCTAAATCTGTAACTGTACCAAAAGAATTTAAAGCTAGAAAAGATGCACCAGCAACTAAACTAGCATACATCACAGCTGCTGAAGAAAAACAATTAAAAAAACAAAACCCAGGCACACCGCATAAAGGACCATCAAATGTTCCTAGTTATGACTCATTTGATGCACAAGGAAGTTACACATCTGGTTCTGCGATGAGTGCTGCTGAAACAGGTAGTAGCAATGCAAGAGACAGAGCAGAAGTTAGAGCTAGTAATATAGGAGCACCTAGAGGTGCAGGTCCTGGAGTTAGGTCTAATCAAGAACGAGATTTAAGATCTTCGTTTATTGCTGCAGGTGCAGGTCAAAGAGTTAATCCAGGTTTTTTTGATAGTA